TCGGGTCAACCTCTGCATCGTTGTAGGCCACCGAGAGAGGTGTCTCGACATTGCTACCAAGCGTGATTAAACGATTCGTGCCAACTGAATAGGTGGAGTTGGTGACAGTCTCACGCCAAGGGGCAAAGTCCCATACGCGCCGATAGGCTAGGCTTGCGGCTTTCTGCAAAAAGGTAAGCGTATCCGAGTCGGTCTTACCAACCTTCTCGCCAGCGTACTGAGCGATTTCAGTTAGGGTCATTATTCAGTAATGCTTGTGTAGCGCGGTATCTCTACAAATGAAGAACCATTATATTCCCATAATCCAGCAACTATATTGTCTGGACATGGTATCCATTGAAGCGATGTGCTTACATCAAAGGAAGCGTCTTCAACTTGTGCGACTCGTCCATCTTGTTCTACAAGAGCAAGCCTCATGCGTATTCCTCCACAATAATAATTCCAGCTTTCCCAGATCCTCCGTCAACAGATCCAGTGTTTTGATTGTTTGCTCCTCCGCCGCCACCAGCACCATAACCACGACCAGCACCGCCAGCAGCTCCAATCGGGGATGCCTTTCCGCCTCCTCCAAAAATTGTTGATCCTCCTCCTCCGCCTGCTCCTTCAGCACCAAATGTTCCTCCAGCAGCACAGTTACCAGAACCACCATCAAAATTTATGTTTCCATCAGATCCCGCCCCGCCAGCACCACCGTCTGCATTCCATGCGGATGCAGCCGCTGATCCAGCACCTGGAGATCCTCCAGTAGCTGAACAATGTGTTCCAAATGAAGATGTTGCCCCAGCTATTCCAATTCCAGCACTTTGACCAACTCCACCAGTTCCAATGGTTGCCGTTATGGTTGCACCAAGATCTGCGGCTTCGATCAATTTTATAGATGCACCACCAGAACCGCCCCCACCTCCGCCAGACTGCTGACTTGCGCCTGTTGCAACAGATGGGCCAGCAGAAGCTCCACCACCAACAACTGTAACCTTAATTCTTGTTAGAGAGGATGGCTTGGTCCATGTGGATGTTGTTGTGTAAACTCTTTGCGCCACAAGGCCAGAACTTGAAATAGCGGAAGTCGAAGCTGATGTAACTCTTCCCTTCGCATCAACTACAATGCTTGGGATAGATGTTGATCCACCATAAGTCCCAAGAGTTGCACCAGAAGTTCCAAGCGTCCCTGTCCCTTGGCTAATCGTAAAGTCACCAGCAAGGGTTGTGGAAAGGTTGGTGATAGTTCCAGTTGTGCTGTTAAGCGTAGCAACTGTTCCAGACGTGAAGATTCCAGCAGTTCCAGTTGTAGTACCAGCCGTAAGGGTTGGGATTGTTCCAGTAGTAATCGTTGCAACAGTAGATGTCGTTGTTCCAGCGGTAAGGTTTGGAATCGTGCCAGTGGTAATAGTTGCGCTTGTGCTTACTGTCCTATTTCCAGTAGCCGTACCGTATGTCAACGCACCAGTAAGATTAAGGGTTGTAAAAGTTCCAGAAGTAAGTCCATCATCAAGAAGATTCTGAACCGTTACCTTCCGTGGGGCTAGTGAAGAGTCAACGCTGTCTGGCGCGATTAGGAGCAAGTCAGCCGTACCAATGGTTGTGATCTCTTGTTGGTTCTTAATGATCGCAGAATTGACAAGCGCGGTATCAATTAGGTTATGCAGGCCAGCCGCAGTAACCGTGCCGTTGGTGGAGAAGGTCTGCTGACGATTGATTATGTTTGCCATATTAAGCTGTAAACCTCAGTGCGGTTGCAAAGAATGTGCCAGCAGGGATTGTGCCAGCAGTTGAGCCTTGGTTTTGGATTGAGTATTTAACAAAATCTGTTGCTGCTGGATAAAGAGACAAGACAATATTAACTGTGCCAGTAGCCGAGCCTAGCGAGTTTAATGAACCGATAATCATATCTCCAAGCGCGACACCAGTTAAACCAAAGCTACCAGTTGTAGCATCTGCTGAGTTATGTTGTGCAACTGTAGCAGAGGTAAACGCTGCTGTGCCAAAGCTGACCGCAGTTAGCTTCGGACCACTTGCCCCAACCTGGAGCGTGCCAGTTGTTGCCAAGCCAGTATTGCTGATCGTCGTGGAGGCAATCGTACCCAGCGTGTTTGTGCCAGTAGAAGAAGTAAAGCCAGTAGCGAAGGTGGAAACGCCAAGAATGTTGGGAATTGTGGCAGTGCTAATTGTGGCCGTAGAAATTGTAGCCGTACCTGCTGACAGAGTGCCAATCGTGGCCGTGCCAGTAGAGGCTGTAATGCTAGTTCCAAAGGTCGCTGGGCCAGATGCGAACAGAGTACCAATCGTGGCCGTACCAGTTGATGCTGTGATGTTTGATCCAAAAGTAACAGCACCAGTAAGGATTGATGCTCCATCGACAGCAAACGATCCAGTGCTTTTTACGCCAGTAGTAGATAGCGATAGAGCCGAAGACGTGTCATCACCATCGGTAACAACCTGCAACGTGCCGTCAAGCCCACCAGTAGTGAAGGTCTTGAGAAGCTGTGCAAAGCTACTACTAATGGTCTGTGTTCCAAGTGTGGGCATTTAGTCTCCTAGTTAGAAAGGCGGTTTTTAAGGACATCCCAGGCCATTGAGCAAGCAAGCCCTATCAGCCCAGCTACAGCCAGAACCTTGGTCCGCAAGTGTTCTAGCGCACCTAATCTATTAGCAACATCCCCGTGAAAAGCAAGTGACCTTTCTAGCATCGAGATCAGCGTCATCTGGCGTTCCTCCATCCTAGCAAGTCGCTCTGACACGCTGGCAACCCTATCTTTAAGATCGTATACCTCATCAAGACTCACGACCTTTACCCTCCAGGTATCTTAGTGAAACCGCAAGATGGACAACGGCATCCACAACCTCGTCCCGATCTCGACCTTCCTCGACAATCCGCTTGATGCTTCTGTTGACAGATAGGAGATGCTTTACCTTGCCAATGTACTTCGTCTCCTTGACCATGTTGTTGTTCTCCACGGCAAACTTTAACGCCTCCTTGAAACAAGCGTATTCCTGCCCCGTCATTAAGAAACGCAAACTCAAATTGGTCAGCCACATGGCGATGCGTTTCATTTGACATTACCAGAACTTACTGCTCCAGCATCGGCAGCAGCACCCATGTCCGAATAGCGGGGCAGCACATTGCTGTCCGCTGGCTTTGGCGAGCAGGAGCAGAGCAAGAGGGTGAGGATGAGGAGGGGCATTTTAGGCAACCACAAGGCCGAGGAATGGTACTTTACTAAACCAAGCATTACCGCTTGAAGTTTCAGATCTAATGCCAACTAAAGCACTGCCATTTGCTGGCAATCCAGCAGTTAGTGCTGGAGCAAATCCAGAATTTCCATCAGATAAATAAGACGGACTAGAAACATTATCAAAAGCATAAACTCCTGTTCCACCTCGAAATTGGCTAAATCCTCCCGTTTTTTCACCAAATAGCATAGTGGTAACTATAGACGAGCTTTCATTTCCCTGAACTATTGTAGCGAAAGAATTATTGCTTCCTCTTCTGGATGATCCAAAACCAACCCAGTGCATTCCAGATGGAAGCGTTATATTTGAATCAAGGTTTGTTATAACATTTGAGGTTGATGGGAGAATTGCGCAATCGGCCAGCTTGTTTCTTGGTAAAAGATTGCTTCTGTCATAATCATAAATTGCACATCCAACAAACTCTCTAGCCGTAATTGTTCCAGATGCGGAACCAGTGCCAGCCGTAACTGCAAATGTGAACGTATCTACTGTTGGGGCAGTTAAGATTACTTTTGTTCCATTGTATATTGATGGTGTAGCGCCAGCGATTCTTATCCTATCCCCAGCAACAAACCCATGAGCCGTTGAAGTTGCTGTTGCCGTACCTCCGCTTTCAGTAATTGATGTAAGGGTTTTTGTGGTTGCCGTGTTTGCAGTGAATGCAAGAGAAACGCCACTAATCGTTGTTGGTCTAGCAAAGAAATATCTGTAAAAGAAAATGGCTCTATCACCGAAACCAGTTGGGCCAGTAGAATCAAATCTTGTTGTGGTTACTGGCAAAATGCAAAGCGAACCAGAACCACTATAAAATGATGAATTTATATATCCAATCTGATCTGGATTTCCAAAAGGCCCAGTAGATTGAAGAGTGGCTCTAGTAAGAGGCATCGCCTACTCCTAGCTTAACTGCGTCACTTCAGCAGTTCCAGCCGTGGCAAAGATTCCGCCAATCAATCCAGTGTAGTTGAATGGGACTTCGTAGTAGTCTCCAGCACTTAGTCTGACGCTGAAGGCTGTTGTGCTGGCAGTTGCTGTGCCTAGCATAACGTGGAGGTTACCTGGTCCAGAATTGAAGATTGTGCATCCAAGCCTACCAGTGCTTGCCGTTGCAATCGTGCCGTAGCTAGTCGAGGTGAAATCGGTAGGTCCTGTTCCGCCAGTTGTGGCGTTGGGGATGCGCACGCCATCGGCAACGTCTGCCTGGAGCGTTGTAACCAACGCCTCTAACTCGGTTAGGTTAGCGTTGATCGATAAGCCAGTGCCGCCAGAAAGCGGTCCTAAACTCTCAATAATCGTGTTCCATTGGCGGCCCATATATTTGTCCTTTTTAGTTTAACACGCTAGGTGGGGTTCATCAAGCGGCGGCGATGGTCTCTCCATTGGGCCAACCAGACGAAGGAATTTGAGTTTGGTCGCTCCAAGTTTGATGCGTTGCGATGGCGTTTGTATCTAAGTTTACGAGCGACCATCTGTTTGGAATTGCCGCATCTGGAGAATCCCAAATCAAGTTCTTATTCGAATCAAGAATTTGTTGCCATTGGGTTGCGGTCAACTTTAGGTATGTTCCGTTAAACCCATCTGGCGAACCAGACACAACAACCATAGTCGTACTCGCCACAGGAATCCCACTAGGCGCAGCCCCGCCGCCAAAGGGAAGTTTTCTTCCGTTGTTTAGTCCAATGTTAAGACTTAGCGAGGGCATAAAATAACAATGCAATCAATCGCCAAGGGATAGAACCTTTGGCGATGTGGTTGCTTGAATCATTAACCAGCTATGTAGCCGATCACCTTGCCAGTTCCAGCCGTGTAGCTGTTGAACTCGCCATAGATGATGTTGCCAGAGCCAATCGTAACGCCTGTCAGAGTACCATCGAACCTGCCGCTAATCGCACTAAACGTGGTATTCTCAAGCATCTGGATCGCCCAATAGCCAGCCGTAGCTGTTCCTTGCGTCCCTACGGAAAATCCGTATTGACCTTGGAATTTGTCTAATGCGCGAGACATTAGCTATGTAGCGCGATGCGGTAGCTCGTGCCGTTAAGAGTCACGTTCAAGGACGCAGGGGCTGTTGCAACTGTGTTGACAGTGCCACCGCTGGAGCTTGCCGTAAACTCAATCACATTGGCAAAGTTAGCTCCGTTGATACGGACTGCTCTGTTCTTCGCCTTAATTGGACTGCGTTGAAACTCATCACTCATTTTATTTTTCTCCTTAAAGTCGCACGTTTGATGCTATCTGGCGTGAACTGACTTTTGAATCTACTGCCAAGCTTTTGTTCTTGGCGATAGTACCCCTTCATTAAGTTTGTTTGATTGACTCCCAGCGGGTTGTCGAGGGGTTCGCCAACCCCCACTAGGCTCAATCTTTGTGGGACGGTGAATCGTTTAAGGTAACGAGGGACAGAATCCCTTTCGGCCACAGCCTTTTCCAGTTCGACAACTTTCCCATTTCTGGTGTCCTCGTACTGGTAAACAGGCATTAGCTATAGTTTTCCTTATCCGACTCCTCGGCCATCTTCATCATACGGTCTTCTTCGGACTCTTCGGGTACAGCGGATTCTTCTTCAGATGCTTCAGCCATAGCGTTGTTTACACGCACCATAGCCACGCTACCTTCAATTTTCTCCACTACACCTTCCAGTTCCACCATGTCTCCAGCTTCTGGTGTGGCGTTTTCTTCGCCTTCACCTAGCTCGAACATAGAGATCGGCAGTTTAACCAATCCTTCTTTCATAGACTTCTCCTTGGTGGAAGAGGCTGGGGAGGTTTTACCCTCCCCAGCTTTCCGAGGACCCATACCAATGACTAGCATGGTTCCCATTTAATTATTAGCTGTAGTTGGACTTCGCAACGATGACTCGGAAGAACCGAGGATCGAGTTGCTTGGCCGCGTAGAACGTCTTGAAGGACGCAACAACGCGCTGTCCATAAGGATCGCTCTTATCAGCAGCATCAAGGATCGTGACCTTCGGAGCGAAGGGCGAGCCAGAGGCGGCCAATGAGGACAAGCTAGGAACACCAAACGCGCCACCACCGAGGAGGACGTTGGCATAACCAGTGTTAACACCAGTTGTTCCTACGCTGTTTTCAGCGATACCAGAGGCGGAGGTATTGAAGGTCTGGACGTTGGTCGAAGAGATGACCGACACGCCAAACAATTTACCAGTCTCACCTTTGAAGATTTGGTCGGGGGCAGAGTAGCTCGACACCTTCAACCAATCATCGTCCTGCTGCAAGTCACGGATAACGGCAGGATGCGCGACAAGCGCGTAGCCGTCCTTGATCTTAGGAGCGCGGGCGATGAACAACGAAGTCGCGCCATCGAGCAAGTCGGTGGCGGTCATTGCGCTGTTAGCAACGGACGAAGTAGCCCAGGTCGTGCCGTTAGTCGTGTTCTGAGCATAACGGGCATACGATTTGGTGGCTACGCCAGTACCAGTGCTGGTCGAGGAATCCTGCACCAACGCGCGGTGACAGAGAGTGTCAGCGTGGAGGGCGGCATCTTCGCCGAGTTGTTTGGTGGCCTGTGCCAAGTGCGAGAACAATTCGGTTGCGAGAACAACATCCGTTAGGATGATCTTGCTTCCGTACTGTACAAGCGTGGCTTCCACTGAGGACAACGTGAGATCACGCTCGTCACCAGAAGAAGGAGTCGTTCCTTCCGACAAAGCGGAGATCGCAGTGATGCTGGGATCGCCGAAGCGGAAGAACCGAATCGTTTTGTTTCCACCCGTTTTAGTCGGGTAGGGGGCTTTCATTGCGAATTGCTCCATTTGGAGCAATGGGATTGCACGTTCCAATAACGCCTTCGAGAAGTACGTCTGGAACTGTGCGCTGACTGAACCAGTAGTTACCATATAATTAAGTATCCTTGTTTGTTATGACTACTCAACCTCTGTCAACTTCGCTTGCCATTTTCATCAATTCACGTTCTTGCTCATCAAGAGTCAGTTCGTGAAAAGCTTTAGTCTTGGCAGGACCTTTGGGTTGTCCAGACGCTGGAGTAGTCGCTTTTCTGAGTTGAGAAAGTTCTTTCTCATACTCTGCAACCTTTTTCGACAAATCGGAGGCGGACTCCGCTTGGAGCTTCACCTTGGCAATTCCAACCGCATCCTTGATCCCTGCTGGGTAATTACGCAGGATAGCGTGGTTTTGCAACATTTCCGATACGGCTTTATACAATGTGCTGTTTGAATCTTTGAGTTCAGGATTTGCTTCTACTTCATCAAGCAAATTTTTATCCCAAGCAGACTTTAGTTCCGCTTGAGTCTTTTGCTCGACCTCTTTCCTTTCCTCAACCTCAATGTCACCAGCTTTTTGTTCGGCAAGTTTTGCAAGATCGTCACGGCCTTCATCACGGTAGCTCTTTGCTGCTTCCCTGTAATCTTCCGCGCTAAACTTGCGACTTCCCGACTTTGTCTCGCCTTGAGGAGTTTCTGAAGTCTTCCTTGCCCTTTCAGCCTCGATCTGCTCACGCTCTGCTTTGATTCTGGCTTTCTCTGCTCGGACATCTTCCCACTCCTTCTCAAGTCGTGACTTAGCCTTCTCGTAACGGGTAGGCTTCTTTTCGGAAGCCGACTCCGACTTGTCTTCTGAAGATTGCGTTGTTAAAGAACTTTTGGCTTCCTCGGATTTCTCCTTGGTCGCTGAAACCTCATCCGAGGCTTCGAGTTTTGTTTGTTCGGCTTTATCAGCAGGCGCGGGGTTCTGCTCGTTATCTCCGCTGGCCTTTTCTGTAGCTTCCGTTTCTACTTTGGCTTTTTCGTCTTCCTTGGGAGTAGGATTAAAATCCCGTCCTTCGTCAGCCGCTTGCGCCATCGCCAATACATCCGCTTCAGTTAGGTTGTTTGAATCCGCCATTTTGACCCTTTCTTACACTTTTCGGTAGGGAGTCATTCTACCTAAAGGTTAGTCGGCTACTGGTTCATCCGATCCATCCCCATAGCCTGGAATGGCGGAGTTAAGTTTTTGGGATGCGAGCGATTCTAAGGTCGCTACACAACCACGGAAACCTTTAGCATAACCACAAGCGTCTGCAAGTGCCTCTGATTTCTTCATTACCGCAGAGCCATTCTGACGCAGGGTTAGGTTAAGCAAAATAAGACTTAGCTTCTGTCCCGTTGGGGTTGACAAGAATCCTGTCCACGCCTTCTCGTCCTCATCTTCCCACTTGGGTTCGTTAACCCATTCTTGGTTGCGAATGAACGCCAATGCTGCTTTTAGTTTTCTCATAGTTTTATTGCCCAGGAATCGCCTTGGAATAGCGTGTAGTCCTTTTGTCCTATTTCCTCAAGTAAGGCCATCTTGACTGACTTCCAACTCCAATCGTGACCAGCCATAATCCCGCCTTCTTTAAGCTTCTTGCGCCAGCCCTTGAGGTCTGCCAGTACGCCTTCGTAGCGGTGATCTCCGTCAATATAAACTAGGTCTAGCTCGCCATCCTTGAAGAACTCAAGCGCATCTAGGCTTTTGCCCCTGCTATATAAAACATTCTTAAATGGAGATACGCGCTCTTGGAACGCATCAAAGACAAACTTCATTGGGCATTGCTGACTCGCCCTATCGTTAATATCGTAGCCGTTGAGCCAAGGATCTACGGCAAGAACATCCTTAAAATACTTTGCGAGAACTACTGTTCCCTCGCCACTATAAGAACCAATCTCAACAGCCCTACCAGTTGCACCTTGTTCATTCGCCCACTCACACAACTTTGCCAAGCCTTCCGCCTGGAAGGCATCCCGCATTACTGGTACTTTCAACCCGCCATCGGTGCTGGTGCTTGGCCCTGCATTGCTTCTGGAGGCAATTGTTGCCCCTGCTGTTGCATCTGAGCCTTACCTGCATCACGAAGCTGTTTCTGGATAGCGCGGGATGTATTGGGGTCAACCTGTTCCAAGGCTGCCAAGTGCTGTTGTAAGTGTGCCATCAGAACTTGCATTGCGCTCTGATCGACCTGCTGTTGCCGCTGTTGAGCCGCTTGGTTAAACGCGAAGAGAACGGATATATGCGCTTTGTGATCATCGCTAGGTTTGATGGCGACGGGGAATCCAGTTGCAAGCATAGTCGCGATTTCAGTCGCTTGATCTTCAGCTTGATCGCCAGAGGCTGCGTTTGGATCTTGGAAGAGTCTGCGAACCAGCGAGGGATCATCTTGTTCAAGCACTGACTTTACCAGTTCGCCTTGGTTGACGAAAGGATTATTTTGGAACATCTGCATTCGCGCCACTGACTTCTGTAACGCAAACTGGCGGTTAATAAAGTCAAGTCCACCTTTCGGCTCAATCGAATACTCATCGTGAATACCGTCTGGAGGCATCGAGCCAGTCTCTTCCGCATAGCGGTACATCAAGTCTTTCTTGTTGTACTGCGTGTAAAGCGACCAGCACTGCTTGAAGAGATGGGCTAGACCCATTCGGAACATACGATTGCGAAGATCGCCAGACGCTGCTGCCTGCGACTGCAACGCTTGGATCTCGGTAGCAGTCTTACGATCCGACACCTGGAACTGCGAGCCAGCACCAAAGTCTGGATTGCCCATCCGCTGTTCAGAAAGTAGACGCTCTTCGAGCATCAGTTTCTGGAAGTCAAATGGAGGTTGGCTAAACTGAACTGGCTTCAAGCCTTGTGGCAGAATCTGCCCAGGCTGCATCTTCAAGTTCGATGTGTTTAGCGAGATTGGATTCTGCGCTTCAAAGACGGGTCGGTTGGCAAGCTCCACGTAGTCGCTTAGGGAATTTTTGAGCTTATTTAAGAGGTTCTCGTTCGGGAGCAGGATTTCTGCTACGCCTCTAGGACTATACCAACCGCCCCCTGTGACCTCATAGGGGAAATCTACGAAAGGTGGTTCACCGTGACGATACGGCAATGTGAAAGGTTTGCGGACATCTTCAGTTAAAACAAGCGGGCTATAAGTTTCGACCTTCCATCCGTCTTCGGATGGGGTGTACATTTCCCAAAGGACAATACGGTCATTCTCAGCTTCTTGAGTAATTCCCTCACGCCTGTAAATCTCGTCTTGAATCTCACTTCGTAAGCCCACCGATTTGGAGGGTTTACCAGAAATTGTTTTGATAAAGTCCTCATCCTGCTTGTACAAGGGATTTGCCTTATAGGAATCGACACTCGTTGAGATGATGTGAACGATGAAGTCTGCATCTTTGAACTCCTTGGTGTAGGAAGGAACGATGATGTGGAAGGGATCAATAGCCTCGAAGTCAATGCGCTTCTTGTCTTCGTTCCAGATGATCTTGGCAACGCCACGTCCGTAGAGCAGGATGTTGTCAATTACGGAAACAATTTCTTTCTGGAAGTTTGTCTTCTCCCGCATATTATAATCAAACCAACGCTCGGCTGAGACTGTCAGCGGGGCTAACTGCTGGCGCATTGGCACGAAGCTGGAGAGAATGTCGTTGCCAATCGCGCTATTGACGAAGCTGGGTTTCAGCTTCTCAATCGCTGTGTCGATTAGCTGAACGTGCAGGTCGGCGGCTGTAGGCCAAGGCTTGACCTTGCGGCGTACACCAAAGTAGCGAGCTTGATAGAACAACCTCTGGCGGTTCTCCCAAGTCTCGCGCTGGTTAAGAGCCTCGATGATTCTTGTATAATAATCTGTACGACGTGTATCTTTAGCGTTCATTTGTTTTGATATAAATTGGCTTGTTGTTCGTGAAGTTTTTGTGCGTATTGGTTGGCTTGATCTGGTGTTTCAAATTTACCAAGATGTTTGCCTGTTTCAAAGTATTTCATTAAAGCGTCTTTATCAGACATTATTGTTCCATCATCGCTTACAGTTGGAACAAGCACTTCTTGCCCATCCACATTAAACGATGTTGACCTAACTGTAGAAATTGTACCATCTGGGTTCTTTACTACTGGCCTTGAAAACAAATCAATGTTTCCACGCTCAATTAGTCCAGGCATATTATCAAATGGATTCTTAATATCCTTTGATGGGTTTACTGAAAATGTCGGCATATTATTTGTTGCGCTCCACTTTAAGTTCGTAAGAAAGATCGTTGACAGCATTCAAGGCTTTCCTCGCCCACTCACGTGTGCCAGGTGTACCTCTGCGAATCTCGTTATAGTTTTGGTCTTTCATTAACTCTTCAACTATTCCCGTTGTGTGGGTTACTGGTGTCGTTGTTGCGCAACCACCAAGACTCACCACGCAGATCACGCTCAATAGCTTCGCGATTCTTGCGCCAATCGGTTTCAAGGTTTTGTGTTCGCTTCTCTTTCCAACCTGGAATGATGCGAAACACTGCTGCGATGATCTCAAGGATTGCACGCAGCACAAAAGATTATTTAATATTCAGTCCGACCGTTTTTAGGAAGTTTACGATCTTTTCCAAGAACGAATCGTCCGCTGGGGTCGGTGTGAGTTTGACAATGATGCGGGCAGCGAGAACGATGCCACCAACAGCGGCTACGATCTCTTGCCAATTTGAAGTAATCCAATTCCATATGTTCATACTATTTTCTCCTTTTATCTAATTACCGTATTTTTTGACTTATCTTTTTCAAGATCTTTTCTTAGGCTTGGAGACTTGGAAAGATTCTCCATGCTGGCAAATTCTGGACGAGAGGCCATTGCAAAACCAGGTTTTGATGGCGTTGCACCAGGTGCTGCATTGTACGAAGATGGACGAATGGCTGGCTCTGAAATTGCTGGATTGTCTTGTTCGTAGGCAAGCCTCATTAACCTGTCCCTATCAAGCATGTCATTAAAATAACTTAATGGAATGCCTATGTTATTCTTATCCGCATTAAGTGCTATTTGGATTGCTTGTTTTCTATCACCAGTTGAAATGGAGTTTAGAAATTCATTTTGAACATTTGCTCTGTTTTTTTCTGCTTCACCAGTAACCTTGGAGGTCACGCCGCCTTGAGTAGAATAACTTGATTCTGGGCGATCGCTAAGCGAAATGAAATCATCTTGATTTTGGCTTGGTGCATATTGAGCATACATCTCGGCAGCTGTTCTGCTGTCTGGTTTATAGTTTTCGCCAAATGAATTAAATTCCTTTCTAAGTTTAGAAAGAATATTCTCTTTTTCTTTTTCCATAAATAAACTTTATCCTCCTGCGTCAAATCCAGCCATAACGGGGTCGTGTGCCACCATTAAGTCTTGAAGTGACTTCCAAGTTGGACGCTCTATCTGAAATGTCAAGTCAAGACCGACATTTGAGCTACTGAGGCACAAGGCCAGCGCGTCAGCCCTATCGGGTGAGGCTATGCCTCTGGCACGCATCGAGTCCTTAGACTCCACGCCAAGCTTGCCCTTGCTGTTGGTTATTGTACGCCTGCAAGTCAACTGCGCTGTCAAGTCCTCGTCCTCTGGCAATATGATCTCGGCATCCTCAATCTTCTTTGCCATCCCATACCACATCTCAGCCGATCTGTTGGTATAGGCGTTGTTGTCGTATGCCGTAGCTCCAAAGTTAACGCGGTTGACTACCCAGCCAGACTCGGCCAAGGCATCGCACATAACCATGCCCATACCACTTGCGTCAGCGTAGATGTTGTTGGCTTCTAGCCCAGCCTTCTTAAACTCGACTATAAATCTGCCTACGGCTGCCATCGTGTCTTTCTCACGCCAAGCAATCATAGGCAGAATCTTGTTGCCGTCGCTTATGCAGATCACGTTCTGATCGCCACCCGCTGCAAAGTCCACGCCTGCTATGCGTACACCTGGCTTGAATCGGGGTGGTGTGTTGTAGCAGTTCTGTAGCTGGGTGAGGTTGATGACTAGGCTTTCCAGCCCTATGTCAACAAACTCGCCGTAGATCATAGATCGGGTTAGTGGGTGCTTCTCGCCGTACCGCTGGATTACCTCATCAATCTGCGCTCTGGTTATGTGTGGGCAGTCAAACGCTGTGACTGCGTGCTTCTGCCACATATTGGCTTCCTTGGTAAAGGCACGATAGAATGCACCGCTAGTCCCGCCTGGGCTGGATGCGATTAGCAAGCGGGTTGGTTGACATCGGCTGATGGCCTCAAACAGCGGGTCGGCTACGGTCTTGGCTTCGTCCACTACCATCAGCAACGGATGGTATTCGTGGTCCTCTGCGTGCCAGCCTTCAGCACGCCCAGGATCAGTAGCTGAGTAGCCTATAATGCGTGATGTGTTGCCGTTGGGGTGGAGGTAGCGGATCTCGCCAGATGTGACCTCCCAAGCACCACCAAGCTTGGCAATGTGATTGCGCAGGCTAGGCCAGAGTTGGCTTTCGACTTGTCGGAAAACGCCTGCCGTAGTTACAGCGATTGAGCGCGGGTAAACGAGCGCGTGCCATATCAAAATAGCCGAAATGACGGTGCTGGTCTTGCCAGAGCCGTTGGCTGCACGCAGGGCTACGCGACAGTCTCTTGGCTCTAAATCGCGTAATACCTTTCTTTGCCAATCATACAGATTGATGCCCAAGACATTAGATGCGAATGCGGAGGGTTTAGAGAGGTCTTCTAGTATCTCTTCTTGACTACGCTTGGGGGGCTTTGGCATGAGTGTAGGTTAAGACCTCTTTTTGTTTTGAGCCACAATAATTTGGGGGGGTATATGCGTATTAAATGGGGGCTGGGGGGTTGGCGGGTGGCGTGGTGGTGGTCGGATACTTTGCAAGGGATTCGGCTCTTGGCTTGCGTAGTTTCATTCGCTTATGTCTAGGCTTTGGCAAAGTTTGCTTATGTGTTGAGATGATTGGCTTTGCAACTTCGTCACAAGTACTAACAGCATCAACACATTTGACTTCATTTGTCGCAGAATAAAGATTGTATTTACTTTGGTTCACATCTATAACTTCCGCCTTCTTCTCCTTCTTTCTGCCCGCGATGCCCGCGAGAAGTGAGGCTAGGTTCGAGCTGATTCCGTGAGTATGTTCTTGCGTAACTGCAAGCCTGGCAGATGGTTGTGCCCAGTTATAGCCACGCTCAAGAATCCACGCCTTGGCTTGCCAACTCTTTTCCCCAGCAAGCTGAACATCACGGAGAAGGGACAACTCGTGCTTTTTGCGAGCCGTCTCGACTCTCTTGCCGAAATCTGGTTTCCTTTGTGACCAAGTGCGGATGGTGGATGGATTCACGCCGACCAATGCTCCCGCTTTCTCCAATGTGAAACCAGAGCCACACGCCGAGATTATTTCCTCGGCGATCTTCTCGGTAAAAACTTCACGGCCATTCTTGGCTTTCTCTATCGGTGCGTCTGGAGTAACGCTTTTTTCATCCATAATAAGAAAGACTAATAACATACGGCGAGCCAAAAGAAAGTTAAAATACTTCTTGCATATATAGACAATCGGCTTTAGTTTGACCTTATGAATAACACATTGACACACGCCGAAGCGACCACGGCTCAAGATGTTCGCATTGCCGAATTGCTGGAAACAATCTCCACTCTCAAAGCCACGCTGGAAGAATGCTTGGACTTTGTGACCGAGAAACACGACTTCGACAAACCCAAAAACAAAACCGCTTGTCTTATCTCTTCCATTGACGAGGCAATCTACCAAGCAGACGAGGTGACGAAATGAACCTAGATCAAATCAAGTCATCGTTAGAGGCTGGCAAGAAAGTGTTTTGGGCAAATCAATCCTATGAAGTTATCAAGGACAAGATCGGTCAATACTTGGTAATTCATATCGGTGGACATTGCGTGGGTTTAACCAATTCGGCTGGAATCTTACAAGGCAAAGAAAGCGATTTCTTTACCAAATAACACAACCAAAGAAAGGAAACGACACAATATGATAACAGAAACAAAAAAACCAACTCTCAAAAACCTAATCGACTCAACCAACATCCCCGCATCACTTGTTCGAGGAGTAGTCCGTCAGATGGGCGGTTGGGAATCCTTCAAGCAATCCGCCCCCGACATCACACGCCACGGAATTAGCGGGGGCTTTCATGGATTCATTTACTATACTGACACGCTTCGCTTCGCCCATGCCCATAGAAAAGTGATTCTCGAAATGGCATCTCAGCAATCGAAAGAACTAGGATTTGGATTGGTCGAAATGATTAAGGGCTTTAGATGTATGGATGGTGCAACTGAAGCCGAGATTGTAGAGGGTTTAGCTGGCAACACCGACCAGACCCAAGTTCCGAACGGCCTCGCTTGGTATGCGGGTGAAGAAGTGGCAAGGGCTTACTGCGATATGACGGAGGAGGCTTAATGATCTGCTTCTCCATCTACTCACGCAACGGCTCGTTTGTCTGCCGTTTTGATGACCGCAACAAAGCCGAAATGTGGAGAAAGTTTCACGGCATCCAAGAATATGTAATCAGAAAGGAGGTGTGGAATGATTAAGGCATACACCATTTTGATGTTTGGGATCTTGCTTGGCTTGAGCCTAGCAAGCTGGATCGAGTTGGTCGGAAAATAAGTTTTCCCTCGTCCATCCTTTTAACCGAGGGTGGGAGAGGTCAAACTCGATAGAGATGACCTAAAGAAAAGTAAAAGAAAGGACACACGCTATAATGAAGAGCAAAAAATACGATCAGTTGAAGTGGATACTTAATCTATTCGACCAGTTGTCGGATAAAAATTCCTATAAGCAATATAGGAACGCAGTTCATTCTCTTGCCAATTATGCAAGCAAAGAGGTTGAGAAAATAGAAGGAAAGAAGGCGGGCAAATGAAGCACCCCAAGCAACTAGATGAGGTTGGAATTACTGAAAGCTATTTAAGGAAGATGGCAAAGAAAGAAGGCGTATCCTATAAGAAGGCGGTACAGATAGCTATGGAACAATGGGGAGAGTATTCCCTAAAACTGATTAACAAGATTGTCGCGGAGGATATAAAGACAAGATAACAACACCGCCAAGGGTTCAATCCCCAAAGCTTTCGCATTCGCTAACAAACGGCAGCCCAGGCATTCCGTCTTTACAAACGGAAGCTTGGCCTATAAGGACAATATAAAAATATGACAGAAGACGAAATTATCAAAGCCTACCTTTCGCGACTAGGTAAGAAAGGCGGATCTGTAAAAGGTCCTCAAAAGGTGCGACCAAAAGAACACTATCAGAAGGCGGTAGGAATACGTTGGGCTAAGTATCGGGAGCGTCAAACGGAAGCACAGGCATCCAAACGGTAGCGTAGCCTTTCGCGGGAGCGTTAGCCCTATAAGGGGTATATAGAACAGCCCTATAAGGGTGCTATAAACGGCAGCCTAGCGACCAATACGGCAACAACAGGCTCTGTTGTCTAGCGGTTCAACCTTAAATTTGACCACTGGAAGGTCTGGGGCATCAGCCTTGCTGCAAAGACGCTTAGAAACGGCATTTCCGCTCGATTGTGAACGTTTTAGAGCCTTATTTTTGGCCACCTTTGCCATATTACCAATTTTTGCAGCTCCACGCGCGCGCCGTTAGCTTGTTGGGAGGGTTGCTGTCGCACTTGTGTCTAGCCCTAAAGCTACGCCTACGCTCTGGATTGTTCTTCTTAATGGTCATCTTGGGGTCACCATAGCGGATAACCTTGCTTTTCCCATCCTTACACGCTCGGACTACAAATTTGCGCGCCTCGCCAGGTGTACGCCTTGGGCTATTGCAAGGCAGTTCTCTAGGATTCAAGGTCATCTACCTCATCTTGGTCCCAAACGTCTGGAATCGAGTCCTGGAGCGACTGTAGTGCCTTCTGGTGGCTTTCAAAGAAACCCGACAGCCTCTTGACCTGCTCTGTAAGGCTGTTCCATTGCACTTCAAAGACCTCATAGGAGCAGTTGGCATTCATATCGTCTACCAGTTGGCCTAGCAAACGTAGCACGCCATGCAACTGTGCATTCTCACGTTGAAGCAGGCCAATGAACTTGTGCGCTACCTTCAACTGATCCCTATCGTGGTTCAAACCCGCCCTTCTTGGCTTTCATCATGCGCCACACCTTTGGGCTGATGGTGCTTTTAGACTTAGGACGGCTAGTGCCAGCCTTGCGGCGGGCGTTAATGTTTGCATACAAACCAGGTTTACTGTTGTTCATTTCACGATTGTACCACACCGCAACAAAATCAAAAGTATAGAAGCCTCTGCATTTGCGATTCACTAATACAATTTTCTGGTTCGCTTTGGCTTTGCAATACGCCAGCAATCCTAATCAATCTCTTCTTGAGCATTTCTTTCGGCCATCCGTCTTCAATACCCTTGCATCTGGTCCACCACAAAATTGACTTAAATGTAGCTTGGGAATGTTTGGCGTAGTCAGCCTGCGTATTTCCAGCCACAAAATCGTACCCACCCATCCTCATTTGGCTTCCGTCTCCATATCCCCATAAACTTCGCAATCCCAAACTGCGCCTACTATGCTTCCATCAAACAGCCTTTCAACAGCCTCAACCCACCCACCAACTTGGCAATCCTCCTTGATTTTGGCCACTATTTCGGCTGGGACTAGCTCGATTTGCCTCTCCTCGTTATCTGTCAACGACTTATCAATTTCTGGGACAGCTGGGACAGGTTTTCGCAACCCTATTTCACCCACGGGTGTATTACATAACGTATCTTTATTAGATACTATAAACTTTTCAAGCAGTGCGCGTAGGTTATAAAAAGGTGTCCCAATTGTCCCAGAATCCGCTTTCTTATCCCTTTTAGGACATGAAAACGGCTTAATGGCGATATACGACTTTGGCTTAGCAACGACCCCATCTCCAACCAGCTTGGCTATCATGGCTCGATGCGCCCTATCCCCGCGATACTTGGCACACCCGAACCTGCCGTCTTTGTATATGTATAGATGTTCCTTGCGGTTGTCTTGCCCAAGCGCAGCGCAAGCTGGACAGCCAGCCTTGATCCCGCCGTCTGCTGCATTCTTCACGTTATGCAACTTTGATATGTCTAGGCTCAAAACTCATCCCTCCTATGGCTTGCTCTGGATTGCCCTTGAACTGCCACATTCTTAAACCCTCTTGCATTCTTACCGCTTGGAGCCACAACCGAATGACTCTGGGTTGCGCCGTGTATGGCATACATCTGCTCATTTATGACTTTCTGGAGCCTAGCAAGCTCCATTGCAACCCACCTGCGCTCCGCACAATACTCTCCGTATAGGGTGATAAGCTCCTCATTGGTTATCTCAAATCCCTTGGCCTTTGTTACCTTTTCCTTGATGAAGTTTGTGACGCTGTCCGACTCCGCAAGCAGGCTGTTGACCTTCTGTATTTGCGGGCTGGCTAGGCGTATGTCTCCAGTCTCCCTCACATCCTTCAGCAACTCTCGGAACCCGCATAGGAACCAAGCCAATATCTCTGATCCTTCCTCCTCTACCAGCTTGTCCGCAAGCCTATCAACCTTCTTGGCTGGTGGTGGATTGGTAAACTCAAGCAGCAACAACCTCCTGCCCCAAGCCTCAACATCACCTTCCAGCGCGACCTTGAGCCTTTCGTTGGACGTGATGAGGATATTGAATATGCCTTGCAGCACTACGCCATCATTAAGACCCTTGCCCTCCGCCTCCATCGTGTCTCCTCCAGTTAGCCCCTTGATGACCTTGGCTCCAGGGGTGGATAAGAAGTTGCCAGGCACGTCCGTTCCAGAGAGCAGTGTCTTGGCTCGAAACCTATACAACTCAAACTGATTGTTGAGATGTCCAGTTCTGAGCGCGGCCATGTTGTGTTTGCCAACGATGTTTAGAACAATGTTGACCAGCGTTGACTTGCCTCCACCAGCCTGCCCATACATCACCATGAATCTCTGGATGATATTTCTTCCGAACAAACACATCCCGCCGTACTTTTGAAACATCACCGCATCATCTGGATCACTGAATGTCGGACCAACCAGATCGGTCAAGAAGCGTTGTGGGATCTTATCAATGCCCTTGTACTCTATCGGCGATTGATTGCGCGAATAGAAGTCTGGGCTGAAGTCGTGTTCGCGTAGCTCTCCGTCATCATCAAAAGTAATATAGCTGTTGGCGCAATGCACACCTGGAATACCCTTGTTTATGAACGCATCCTGCACCTCCACCATGCCCCGCAACTGGCGGGTAATAGATGTGAGCAGCCTTTCACTCCTCATGTCTTGCGTTGACGGCTCGCCAATGTCTCTACCTACTTCCAGTATGGATGAGCTTATCTCCTGCTTGATCGTGTCCTCGCTCTTAATGCCCCACAGTCCTGTCTCTGGATCGTACATATAAAACTTCTTCTCGGATGGCTCCCACAGAATTTTGTTTTCGGTGTGATACTTCGCAGCCCAGAACGGCTCATTGATACCAACCAATGTTTGCGCCTCAGTTTCCGTATTGGTTCGGTACTTGAACGGCGCGCCCCAAGCCTCCTCCAACTCCTTGCATTTCTTTTTATGCTCATCATCCTTCCACGGCCTATTGGTATCCTCTGGCCAATTGATTTCGCTAAACTCAATCTCGACTGGAGCTGCCCCTCTTACTGGATATGTGTACTGGCATCCGCTTGGATGCGTTCCGTAAACTATTGTTTGCCCGCCATTACTTCTCCACTCACCCCAATCCTCAGTGCCAGCCTTGATCTTAAATAGGTCTGGATACTCGCCCTTGATCTGCACCCAGAAGTTGCGACCTCTGGCTCCCTTGGTTTGGAATGTTGCGGCCAGCTTTGGATTAGCCTTCTCAAACTCTTCCGCCCTTGCATCGCTATCTACGTCAATGGAACACAGATTGGATGATGCCCTGCCCATCAGCACGCCTATGTTTGATGCGAGCAACTTCTGAATATACTCGGTGCGGAGGGTTTCCTCGTACGCAATGTTTTGCCACCCAACCTGCACTGGACCCTTCATTCCTTTCGGAACAAGTAGGAATACTGGTTTACCCAAACGACAGCGTAAAGCTGTCAACATTTCTTCATTCATATCACGATTTACCTTTCTGCTTATTTGTTTTGTATCACGATGTTCAACCACTGCAAGTGGTATCTGCTTTTACTTATTAAAATTTATGCCCCTTTGTTTCAAGTGGTAATCGTGATTACCAGCCGCAAGATCTCCTTGCGTACCATTCGGGACATTGTATTCATAAAATTCAAACTGGCTCTGATTCAAGGGGTAGACACACTGAGGAAACGCCCGATGCAAGATCTCCTTGCATACCACAACGCCAGTTAGTTATTTGTTTTCTAGCTCAATCGCCTTTCTGGATGCAAGCACAATATCTTCGGCGGTAATATTCCGCAGAGCGTTGCACCAGTATTGAGTCTTCGGGGTGCGATTACTCGCATCCTTACACTTCGCCTGCGGCAACCCAGCGTGCGGTCGGCAAGGCGCGTGTGGACAGGTATCGGGCTTGAACACCGATACGTTCTTGGGATAAAAACTCATACGATCTTTTGGATCGTAGCTGCCCCACAGCGACACACACGGTGTATCCAATCCAGCAGCCATATGGTTGACACTGCTATCTGGTGCAACAACAAAGTCAGCCCCGCTGATAATCGGGAACAGCGAGCGCACAGCCTTGGTGCAGTTAAATAGATCAATCACTCTCGGATGATCCACTTTAAAGTTGTTGCTGTTATCCAGCCCAATGATGACAGCGTGATGTTTGGGGTAAGCTTCTAGCAACGCCAGCACCGCCTCCTGCCCCATCGTTGGCGGGTAGGTGCGGGTCGGACCACTGGACGAAACGTGGTAGGCAAAGAACGGACTAGGCAACGGCCACTTGCCCATCGCCTTCAACTCTTCGTGGTCTGGCTCGATGAGATGTAGAACTGGCTTACAATACTTAGCCATCGTCTTCTCATCCCAAACCCCCATCCACTCGTAGATGCGCTGGTAGCAGTTGCCAGGACCAGTGCCTAGCTTCGTGTTGCCAACCTGCCCGCTGAACAGATCGTCAGTCGGTAGGTGTGCGTCAAAAGAATCCCAAGCCTCTAGCGATGCAGGCAACGGCCACAGCTTTGCACCCAACCCAGCGTAGAGAGGTAGGTTGCGAGCAGGTGCGTAAACCTCCACAACCCCGCCCGACTCCTGCACCAAGTAGTTGACGAAGGCGGTAGCAATGATCGCGTCACCAATTGCCCCAGCGCGGTACACGGCTGTTGCACCACCAGCAGCGCGCCCCTTGTAGTACGGCTTGATCTTATGTGGGCAAGGGATTGAATCGTCCCAGGTTGGTCCAGTTAGCTCATCGGGCAATACATATGTAGTGCGTGGATAGAGCATATTGTCATCGACTTTGTGAATTGCGTTTGTGTTATTTGTCCATAGTTTCATTTGGCCTGCCTTTCTATTTAGTTTGTTTTAATCAGTCAATCTTTTTTACACGCTTTGCATCTGATAAGCGTGGTCAACCAATTCCCTAACGCATTTGGAATACTCTTCCTCTGCACTGCTGTAACAAAATATCTCAGTCTTAAATCCACCAGCTTCAAGCCAAAGTTTCCATCTCAAGTTCTGCTCATCCCACTCCTTCTTCACCTGCATCGCCAACTCATCCTTGCTCTTCATTCCTCACCCACCACTTCCTTGCACACCAGGCTCGCTGCATCGACCATCGTAATGATCTGGATCATATCTATGGCGTGTCCGTGAGTCGCGCGATTCCTCTCAACTACAAGCTTATTGCGTGCAATTGAAAGGATCTCGCGCGCCCACTTGAGCCTAGCTTTAGCCTCGACTTGCATTACGAACCAGATCGCATCCGAAACTTGCGTGGCTTGCTCTTGCCTGCTGCGGATAGGGCAATGGCAATCATCTGCTCGCGTGAGCGAGGCTTACCGCCTGCTCCACGCTCGCTACCTTTTCTGCGGTTATCCCTAGCCAACTCACTCATATTCTTCGATACGTCTTTACCTAGTGGCATTATTTGTTCTCCTTCTGTTTCACAAAGCTACCAGCCAAGAGGTCCAACACCCAGCCGTGTCCGTGAAATTTGTCGTAAAGCATTTGATTCATAATCCATGCAAGAGGCGTTGTGCGCTGATCTATTAGCTTTCCAGGTTGACAAGTATTGCTCTCAAGCAATTCGCCCAGCACCTTAATCTCAACCCTTTCGTAAATCTCATTCATGCCGTCTCCTCCTTGCGAAGATCATAGTAAAAAGAATCTGTATCTTCCGTCACCCACTTGTCACTCTGATTCTCTACGCTGGGCAGTTCGGTATCAACACGAAACTGCTTTAAGTTATCTGGCAACTTCTTGGTAACCCAATTGGAGTCGCGCCAGAAGATTCGGTTGTTGGGCATACAGAGCAAGTAACCATCGTCACCAGCGAAGACATGGCCGCACTTGTAGTCGGATGGCTCATCTGAGTATGGGTTGTTAAACCAATCCACCGTAAACAAGTATGTACCCCATACCTTGGTCGCATCCCGTAGTAGAATCTGTGCGCGATGGTAGGCAAGGAAGCTGTACTCGGTCACGGTAACATTCTCGGAGAAACAATCCCAAAGCTGTTTGTAATTGAATGGGATGTCGGCCTCTGGCTCGTGAGTGTATATCTCAGATAGCGGTACTCGACTCCGCAGCATTCCAGAGTCAGTCATAACGTGGAAGGTTAGGATTGCCCCAGCGCAAGATTGCAAGGCGAATACATAGACGTTGTAAAACTCCGTGTCCTCCTCGGTCTTGGTAAAGAATGACTTCCTCACCATAGCCTTGAAGCTAGGTATGTTTTCGTTGAGCGTTGCCATTATCGCCAAGCAGGTCCAGTAAACCAAGCCACCAACACCCAGCGTGTTCCCCAGATAGGCGCACGCGCTCTGTGTTCTATGTAGGATGGAAACCAGCAACCTGCTCCCTGCTCTCGGATGAACTGAGTGTTCACCATATCAGCCTTGGCCTGCAACCCGCCACCGATATACTCCTCTGGCGCGGACAGGTTCACCACAGCAGTCAGCTTGCGTACTGGTGCTTCGGATGTGTAGGTGTCCCAATGCCAAGAGAACTTCTGTAGTGGGCGGTATCGCAGTATCTGCAACTGTTGGATGCCTTGGATGTCGAAACGCCATTGCTCGGCATTGATGCCTTCCGTTATCTCGCGCATCACATTGTAGATCCACTCGTAATGTTTGGCGAAAGGTATCCAGCACGATGAGCAAGTTCGCGTACGTGATACCGTACGGGTCACGCCATCCTTCGACAGCACAGGTGCACGCTTCATCCCGATCACTTCTGCATCCTGGCGCAGCATCTCGCACTGCGTCTTGGTTAGGACGTAGCGATCTACTGATGCGGTTAAAACCTTCTGCTTAAACTCAGTCATTTGAGTTCCTCAATCATTTCCAGCAACGCCTTGTTGAGTGCGTAGGTGAAGCAAGCAACCTTGTCCTTGGCGATGTGTTGACGGCCAGCTTCGGCCAGAGCCTCGTAAAGATCATCGTCCACATCGACAAAAATCTTGACGGCCTCGTACTCCTCAACCTTGACCAGCTTAATACCCTTGCCTTTTCTTTTCCTCATAGATCCAGTTCCTTTCTTATGTAGTCAATCAGTTTGAAGATGATGAACAACGCACAGTAGATTGCCGATAATGTCATCGAACTGTAAAGGATAAAAGAAGCAATTACCCAAACTATTGAGCCTAGATCAAGTAGGCAGAACATAGTCGTTTTCCTTTAGCTTCCGTAGCAACGTGCGGTTATCGATCTGCACCCCGCTGGCTCTGCACCACCAGGAGACAACGCCCGTCTTAAAATAACGCAGTAGCTTCTGTACTTCGTGCGAGTTCTTATACTCCAGTGCATCGTTGAGTGGCACGCCTTGGTGATCCTTAATTATCTTCATGCCCTTAACCATCCCGCGCTTGCGTAGCATCCGCAGGTCGCGGATAGCCTGGAGTGCAACCTCCCCAGCCAACTGCTGCAACCTATCATCGTAATCACCGCGACATAGCTGGGTTGACCTCACCGACCCAGCTCCACCAGCTTCGCTTCGTCTTCTTTAATCTGGTTAGATAATCTAGTTAGATCGTTTGACTGCCCAGCGTAATGAATAATCATCGCATCCTTGTAGCGGTCCAAGCCAAAATGCGACTCAACGCTGGTCATACAATTGAAGGACGGGTCAAGATCGGTTAGGGGAATTTCCCACAGGTGCGCCATCACGTTGAGCCAAGTCTGCTCGGCGAAGTGGTTTGGGTGTAGGCCAATGGGTGGCATTGATAGAACACCAACGGCCTTGGTATGAACTACAAATACACCAGTGTTTACGTAAAACTTCGGCTCGATCACGCCGCCGAAAGCTCCAGCCAGCTTGACCATATCTGGCTTTCGATCCAGGTAAGCTCCTTCGTCAAAAGCACAGAACACCCCAGCGTCCTCGGACAGCTTCGGGCAATCGTTTGCAATTAGAACATCAGCGTCAACGAATGTGACCTGCTCGTAGCCCTTCGTTGCCATAATGTTTCCAATCGCAGACTTGGAGTATTGGGCTGGATGCGTGAGCGGCTTGTCGATCAGAATGAAGTCAGTGCTGTGGCGTTTGCAGTACGCCTCCATCCTCGGCCTAGTCAGATCAATAATCTTCTGCCAATCCTCGCCAAACGATTGAGTTACTAATGCTTGTTTCATTTTTTTAATTGATATGCCAATGATTTTTGAATTACATATTCAATCACGGCTTCCTTATCTTTTTTTAACAAATCTAATCCAGCCTTAAACAAGGCTGTCTCAGTCTCTTTATCGTAAGACACATCGACAATAACTGCCTTTGGGGCTGGTCTTGACTTGCCAAATTTTATAGTTCCTATTTTCATTTTACGTTCTTCCATATTTTGCCATGCTCATCCAGCGCGGATGACCAGATCATCATCTTGTTGTAGATACTGTAGGCGTAGCCAAACCTCATCAGCGTGAGGCTAATCAGATCACCGATCTGATAACAGATCCAAGACAAGGCCAGCTTCATTTCTCAATCCTAACCCAAGCATCCAGCGGTAGGTTCTCGCCGCAAAATCCAACCTGGATCTCTTTCTTTTCCTTTTCGGATATGCCGTAAAGCTCCCAGCCTCCGTCAATCTTAACTACGCGAGTGATCTTCATTTGCCAGCGTCAAAATCTTCTGTTGCTTGAATGGACAAAAGATCATCAGCCTTTTCCAGCAATTCCTTGCTTGGATTCTTGATGTCCTCAGTAGCAGTTGAGATTTCAATCTTTGACATGGTCACATTGTTGACCACCTCGGCAAAGCAATGTTCTCTGTAGCCAACTGGACCAATATCCTCGGTGATAGTATCAATCTCTGCGTTGCCATACGCAGTGTACTTTTCTCCATTAAACTCAAAATCAACACTTACATCTTCCATAATCATAATCTTGGTACTTCCTTTTTGATTTGTGCTAACACGAAGAGCGACCTTACCAGCGCACGCTCAAGATGGTCAACACTTGTTTCACCGTTATTATCTGGACAAGGCGAGGACTTGTGCAACTGCATCTGCGCTGTGGCTAGGTGACGAATCGCTCTGGCAATATGGTAGTCGTGAGTCGGCCTATCCTTAACCAGCCAGTCTCCGTAGGCAGACTTGTCCGATCCCTTACCCATCACGCGCCAGACTATCTCTTGTGCAGCGTTGCCCATCTCTTGAATTGTGGGTGCATTCATTTTGCAAGCCTCCTATAGAATTCGTCCAGTAATCCTTCTAGCCATAAGACATCTGCTGGGTCGATCATAACTTCATCCCAGGAGGCGTATAGCCTTTGACCCAAGCCCATACTTTCTGCATCGCGCAGAAGGCAATACCAGCTTGGTAGAGTTCGTCTTCGTCCCATACCTTCGTCATCAGCTTGGTAGCATCGTTTGACGCTAGGACCACCGACACGCAGGCACACTTAGGATTCTCGCTTGCGTTTCGGTACGCCCAAAGCTGGGCGCAATCTGTATCGTAGAAAGGATCGTACTTAGGGTTAACCTTACGATTCTTCAAGTCGATCATTGCGTCACCAATACCCTTCATTCTTACATAGGCATCGGATCTTCCAGCATAACCAGCACCGACCAGACCTTTTTCGCACCAGTAGGTTTTCTCGATGTTTGCGTCCGCCCACTTCTTAAAGGTTTCAATGTACGGCTTGAGGACTTCATCCTCGGAAGGAGAACGTCCCAATAGGATGTTTTCCATTTCCGTGTGCATTTTCGTGCCATGTTCAGCTGCCTTCGTTGTTGATTCTTTAGAGTCCTTAACCACTCTTCGAGCGTAGGTTTCGAGCGTTTCATCTGCCTCCTTCGGAAGTGTGAGCGAGGACATGATTGCCTGCTCTATCTTCCACGCCGTCAATTGCGGCTTATCCATAATGCCAAGCACGCTGGTTACGGATGGGTACAATCCCATCTGGCGCGCATCGGCTACGGTTGTGTTTCTTTCTTTCCCGTTCTTGCCAATCACAACGTGGGCGGATTCACCCTCGGCTGTGTACCAATGTCCCGCCTGGTCAGTAGCGACCAGACGGGAATTAGTAGGCTCTTTCGCTGTGATTGTAAGAGCCATTTGATTTAGAATGGCACTTGGTTGCCGTCTGCATCAAGCTCGACCTTAGTGGCCGTGGACTTGCCAGCAGCGGTAGCAAACTCCTTGGAAGCACGAATCTTTTCCTGCAACCAATCGGGCATATCATTGAACTGACCAGCTTCACCCTGCTCGATCTCGTAATACAACTGATCGTTGGTGGTGGTAGCTGGTGCTTTCATTCCCTTGGGTAGTTTGGATGCACCTGCGATGGCGCAGTATTGCCGACCCTGCTGGCTGGTCTTGTGGATCAGCGTGAGCATAGCTGGCTTGCCCAATAGGTTCTTCAAGCTGAACGCCTGGAGTTCCTTGGAGGTGAAAGTCTGGCCTCTCCACTGCTCAAGCAGTTTCCGCAAGCTTGCTTTCTCGCCAAGGCTGCGGGTCTGCTCGATGGAAACGACCATAGGCTTTTGGATCGTGGTGCGTTTGCCATTCTCCTCGACCTCGAACTCATCGGTTTGATCGGGCAACTCAAAGGTCAAGCGGACTTTAGGTGTCCACTTCTCCTGGTTGTCCCAATTGGTTTTCTGGTGGCCTAGATCGACTAGGCTGTAAAGAACGCCAACAGTTGCGCCAGCTTCGGGCAACTTGCGTTCCATCTTCTGCGATTCACTTATGGTTAGTGCCATTGTAGTATCTCCTTTATTTATTTGGGTTTAGTTTTGGTTGTATGTATGGGGTAAGTTCGTCTTGATTGTGTACCCAAAATCCAGCACCAACTGTGGTTGACATAGGATTGCTGGGCACATATTCGATCTTCACATTGGAAGGCGCGATCTGTCGAGCTAATTCGCACACGCTGTCGGCGGTCATTATGACTAGCCACTCTTTGCGTCCGTTACGGCGGAAGAATACTGCTGGGATCTTGCCCTTCGGACAATCACGCTTGGATTGCTCCATCCAC